TGTGGCGGGTTGTTGATCGCTGCTCGTGATGGCCGGGTGCGTCACCGTGGTCAACGTTCGCTCGATGTCGCTGTGGCCGGGGCGAAGCGTAAGGACTTTGGTGATGCGTGGGTGTGGGGTCGTAAGACTTCTACGGCTGATGTGTCACCGCTCGAGGCTGTGACGTTGGCGCGTTGGGCGCTGTCAACGGCTAAGCCGAAAGAACCTGTTTATGCCGGTGGCTTCATCGATCTTGATGACTATTTGGATGACGATTGAGGTGGCAGATGAACAAACTCGCCGCCGTCGCCCAGATCATTGGGTTGATTCTGGTTGTCATCGGGTTCGGCGTTTGGTTCGGCCTTGTTGGTGCGCTGATCGCTGGTGGGGCCGGGTTGTTCGCTATTGGCGTGGCGATTGAAAGTGGCGTCTGATGTTCGGCTTGCGGCCTAAGCCGCTCGAGCAGCGGGCCCAGGCGACGACGTGGGGTATGTGGCCAGGCGAGTCTGCCGGCGCGACGTGGGCTGGCGTGCCGGTGACGGCCGAGTCGTCGTTGCAGCTGCTCACGGTTTACGGCTGTGTGCGGATGATCTCGGATGCGATCTCGACGTTGCCGTGGGACGTGTACCGCGAGCTGCCGGACCACACAAAGGTTGAGGTGGCTAAGCCGGATTGGTTGAAGTCGCCGACGGTCGATTTGAACTTCACTGAGTGGTGTACTCAGGTGTTGTCGTCGCTGTTGTTGCAGGGCAACGCCTATGTCGCTGTGTTGCGGAACCCGGCGAACGCGATTGTGGAGCTCGTCCCGCTGGACCCGGTGCGGGTGACGGTGGTCCGTGACGGTGGCCGGAAGGTGTTCCGGATCAACGGGATGGTGTATCCCGGCGAGATCCTGCACATCAAGGGCTTGATGATGCCGGGTAGTGATGTCGGTTTGTCGCCGGTTGAGGCTGCCCGTCAGTCGATCGGGTTGGGTTTGGCGACCCAGCAGTACGGGTCGCAGTTCTTCGATGGTGGGGCGAACATGCCTGGGGTTATCGAGATCCCTGGCGCAGCGCAGCCAGACACGAAGAAAGAGTTGGCGTCGTCGTGGGCGCGGAAGATGTCCCGGTCGAACAAGGGCCGTCTGCCTGGCGTGCTGGATCAGGGTGCGACGTGGAAGCCGACTGGCGTGACAAACGAGCAGGCCCAGTTCTTGGCGACCCGCCAGTACACGGCCGCGGAGATCGCCGGTCAGATGTTCCTGTTGGACCCGTCCGACCTGGGGATCGCTACGGCGGGTTCGTCGTTGACGTATGCGAACTTGGAGCAGCGGAACACGCGCCGGGTGCAGGTCACGTTTCTTCCGTGGATCATCCGCATCGAGAAAGCGATCAGCGATCTGCTGTTCAACCCACGGTTCTTCAAGTTCAATCTTGAAGGCCTGTTGCGTGGCGACACGCTGAGCCGTTACCAGTCGTACCAGATCGGTGTGACAACCGGATTCTTGATGAACGAGGAAGCTCGTGATCTCGAGGATCTGCCGCCGATCCCTGGTAAACCCAAGCCCCCAGGGGAGGAGCCGAATGGCACCCCAAATGCGTGACATCTCAGACCGGGCCAACGGCACCGTCTACCGCTCATACGACCTCGCCGACTTCGAGTTCCGTGACTCCGGTGAAACCGGGTTCACGTTCGAAGGTGTCGCCTCGGTCGTCGACAAGCCGTACACGGTCCGCGACATGTTCGGCGAGTTCACCGAAACCATCGCCGCTGGCGCGTTCAACAAGACGTTGCGCGACTCGAAAGCTGACGTTCTCCTGTTCGTCAACCATCGCCACTCCGATGTGCCGATGGCGTCACGACGCGCCGGCACGTTGAAGCTGACCGCCGACCCGAACCTGCGGGCCATCGCCGATCTCGACCCGGTACGCCCTGATGTGATCATCGCCCGCTCGGCTGTGATGCGTGGCGAGATGCGGCAAATGTCGATCGGGTTCAATGTTCCGAAGGACAAGAACAAGGATATGTGGTCGCCGGATTACACCGAGCGGACCATCAAAGAACTGCAGCTCGTTGAGGTGTCGATCGTTCCGCAAGGCGCGAATCCGCACACCGAGGCAGCGATGCGTTCCATCGATGACCTTCTCGAGTCGCTTGCCGATGTCGAGATGTCCGAGGACGAGATCCGTCGGGCCATCGCCACATTCGAAGCTCGGCTCCCGCAGATCGGTGAGCCCGGCGAACTGATCAACCCGTACGCCGAACGTGACCGCCTCGACGCGGAACGTCTCGAGCGACGCAAGCACGCCCAGATCTCTCTGGTCTGAGCCCTCAAGTCTCTGTGGAGCCGCAAGCCGCGCAAGCACTTGCACTCGACGCGAGCAAACACCAACCCCCATTCTGAACAAGGAGAAACACAATGGACATTCGTGCCCACGTCATCTCCCTGAATGAGACTCGCGCCCGCGTGTGGAACGAGCTCCAGGGAATCCTGCAAGACACTGCCGGCCGTGAGCGGTCCGCAGAAGAGGCCGCGACCATCGCACGGCTCGACGCTCGTATGGACGAGATCGATGTCGAGGTTCGCGAGTTCGTGACCCGCGAGACCCGCCAGCGCGAGTCGGAGCAGCTTCGCGAGATGACCGCTTCGATCTTCGGTGAGGCCCCCCAGGCTGAGCGCGGCTACAACGCCGACACTGAGCTTCGGAACTTCATCAAGGGCGTCGCCGGTTCCGGTTCGATCGACCCTGAGACCGGCCGTCGCGTGATGGTCGTTGACCTTCGTGGCGCCATCAAGGAGCGCGAGCTTCTGCGTCAGGGTGCAACCGCCGAGGAAATCCGTGTGCTCGCATGGGACACCGGCTCCTCCGGTTCGCTGGTCCCCCCTGGGGTGTCGCGGACTCTGTACGAGTACATGGAAGCCTCCAACGGTTTCCTGCGTGCACCGACCACGAAGATCAACACCGCCACTGGCGAGCAGATCCCGTTCCCGAAGTTGGCTGCCCACTCGATCGGCACCCAGGTTTCCGGTCAGGGCACCACCCTCGCCGGCACCGACCCGTCGTTCGGGAAGATGACGCTCGACGCCTACAAGTACGGCCAGCTGGTCGTCGTGGCTTCCGAGTTCGTCAACGACTCGATCGTGGACGTCGGCTCGTTCCTCGGCCGTGACATCGGTCGTGGCCTTGGCCGGGTGCTCGACGCTGACCTTGTTGTCGGTACCGGCACTGGCAAGCCGAACGGCATCATGACCGCCGTTGTCGGTTCGGGCACCATCTCCACTGGTGGTTCGCTCATCACCCCGACCGTTGAGAAGCTCATCGATCTCCAGTACAGCGTTGCGGACGAGTACCGCAACAGCCCCTCCTGCGCATGGTTGATGAACGACTCGTCGGCCGGCACGCTCCGCAAGCTCCGTGACGGCGCCGGCGGAACCGTGGGCGCCTTCCTGTGGGAGCCCTCCCTCACCAACGGTGTCCAGAACGGCACCCCCGACCGCTTCCTCGGCAAGCCGGTGTACACCGACTCCAACGTTGCGGCTCAGGGTTCGAACGCCAAGACGTTCCTGTTCGGTGACCTCTCCGCCTACTACGTCCGCATGGTCGGCAACGTGGTCATCGAGCGTGACGACAGCCGCTACTTCGATACGGACCAGATCGGGTTCCGCGGCAAGCTCCGCGCCGACGGCGACCTGATCGATACGGCTGCCGTGAATATTATCAAACAGAGTGTGTAAATAGTCTGACTGAATCCCCTGGTCAAGTATACTTGGCCTATGGAGACCCACGGGACTCTTTCCGCATACAAGAACGGCTGCCGTTGCGACATCTGTCGATCTGGGGTAGCCGCGTACCAACGCCGCCGCCAGCGGGAGAAGCGTGACGGGACTTGGAAGCCATACAGCATCAAGAAGGAACGCCAAGCGTGTTCCGTCGAAGGGTGCGACAGGGTCGCCAGGTACGTCACGCCAATCCCGCTGTGCGGAGGGCACAAGCAGCAAGATGCTCGAGGCGTCGGGCTCGGTGACCTGAAGCGGAAGCAGAAGGTTGTCGACGGTGAGAAGGAATGTCGACTCTGCGGTGAATCAAAGCCCATTGACGAGTTTCATTCCCGCAAGGACGGGGCGCACATCGCGTCCGAGTGTAAGGTCTGTTATCGGATCTACCAGCGGGCGCTCCGATACGACATCTCGTTCGAAACAACCAAGTGGCTCATGGGGCAGCCCTGCTCCGGTTGTGGCGCCACTGAGAATCTGCACATCGATCACGATCACATACACGGCGTCGTCCGCGGGGTGTTGTGCCACAACTGCAACACGGTGCTGACGGTCCATATGACGCCAACCACGCTTCGCCGGCTAGCTGATTACCTGGAGCCATTCCACAACATCTAGCCACCTCAGCGTTCCCCCATACAACAGCCGTCCTTCGGGGCGGCTGTTGTCGTTGGGGTGCAAGTTCCCCCGGCAGGGACGGGTTGGGCGACTACGCCCGGTCGCCCGACCCTGCCGGGGTCTATCAATCCACCCTGCCGGGAGGTTCTATGCCTGTTCACCGCGTCCCCGCGACCCATCTCGAAGAGGATCTACGCCAGATCCAACGCGAAGGGGAGCGGATCACGTCGATCGTTCCGTCAGACGGCTACTTCGTTGTTGTCACCGAGTACGTGACCGAGGTGCGGTCATGAAGGTGATGATCTACGGCAACTCGCCGCAGGCCGGTACCGGCTACGGCGTACAGGTCAACCACCTCGCGAAACGTTTGAAGCGTGACGGGCATGACGTAGCGATCCTGTGCACCTACGGGCATCAGATCGGCATCTCGCCTTGGCGGACCGAGTACGGCGACGTGTTGCTATACCCGTCGGGACGGCTCGAGAACTCGCTCGATGTGGTGCGCGCCCATGCGTTGCACTTCTTCGATGGCGACCCCAAGGGTGGCTGGCTGATCCTCTGCACCGATGTGTGGGCGTTGATCCCGGCACCGTTGCAGGACATGAACGTCCTGTCGTGGACGCCGGTCGATCACTTCCCCTGCCCGGAGGATGTGATCAGGTTCTTCCATAAGAACCCTGATGCGATCCCGGTTGCGATGTCGCAGTTCGGTGAGCGCATGTTCATCGAAGCCGGGTTGAACCCGACGTACGCGCCGCTAGCGGTTGACACGTCGGTGTATAAGCCGACGTTCACTGTGGAGGTTGGCGGGCAACTGGTTGATGGCCGGTCGCTGTTCAAGATCCCGCAGAACGCCTTTGCGGTGTTGATGGTGGCGATGAACAAAGACCCTCGGGACCGTAAGGGGTTCAACGAGGCGTTCCGTGCGTTCGGCCGGTTCTGGAAAGACCATCAAGACGCTGTGCTGGTGGTGCATACGAACCGTTCCGGTTCGGATGGTTCGGGCATCAACTTGGAGAAGTTGGCGACCCATGCGGCGATCCCGTCTCATGCGTTGATCTTCACCGATCAGTACGCGCAGCACATCGGGTTGCCGGCGTACATGATGGCTGCCCTGTATTCGGCGTGTGACGTGTTGTTGGCGCCGTCGAAGGGTGAGGGGTTCGGCGTGCCGATGATCGAGGCGCAGGCGTGTGGTACGCCGGTTGTCGCTTCGGATTTCACGGCGCAGTCTGAGTTGGTGGGGCCGGGTTGGAAGGTTGCCGGTCAGCTTGAGTGGGATGCGTCGCAGGCGGCTTCGTACTTCTGTGCGTTCACCTCGGATGTGTACGCCAAGCTGCATGAGGTCTACGACTACGGCGATCATCAGAAGCTGAGCGATGCGTGTGTGGCGTTCGCTGCGGCGTATGACGTGGATGTCGTGTTCGAGAAGCATTGGCAGCCGTTGCTCAAGTCGCTCGAACCGAAGCAGGTTGTGGCTGATAAGCCGATCATGCAGACGGTTGATGTGATCGTGCCGTTGATGCGTGACGAGAACCGGGCACGGTTCCTTGACTCGCTTGGCGCAACGTCTCCCGACACGGTGACTGTCCGAGTTGTCGAGAACGGCACGCCAACCAAGTCGTACGCCAAGAACGTCAACGAGGGCGTCGGGTTCGCTACCGCCGACTTTGTGCTCATCGTCGGGGACGACGTGGAGTTCACACCAGGCTGGTTCGAAGAAGCGCAGAAGTTGTCGGACCGTTACGACGTGATCGGCACCAACGACTCAGAGCCTGGCCGTGTCCGTAACCCTGACGTTGCCGCCGGCCGTCACGCTGATCACTTCTTCATTCGGCGTAGCTACATCGAGGATGAGGGCGCAAGCCTTGACGGGCCTGGCGTGGCGATGCCCGAGTGTTATGGGCATTGGTGGGTGGATAAGGAAGTCATTGAGTTGGCGAAGGCGCGTGGCGTGTTCGGGTTCGCTGAAGAGTGCCGGATCATCCACCATCACCCCGGCTATGACGGGCGTGAGGATTTGCGCGACGCCGACCCGGTGTATGCGAAGGCGCCAGCGACGGCGGAGGCTGACCGCAAGACGTTCATGTCGCGGGTGCCGCTGATCCAGGCGTTGCGCCGATGAGCCGCCCGAAGATCATCGACACGTTCCCGTTCAACAACGAGTTGGACATCTTGCAGATGCGATGCGAGGAACTGCTCGACTCGCGGGCCGTTGATCACATGGTGTTGGTCGAAGCGACCCGTGACCATCAGGATCATGTGAAGCCGTTGTGGTTCGCTGACCATAAGGAACGGTTCGCATCGTGGCTTGACCGGATCGTGCATGTCGTCGTGCCTGACGGTGGTCTGCCGTCGAAGGCGCAGGACAATGACCCGTGGGCGCGTGAGCACGCGCAGCGAGAATGGATCGCTGAAGGTCTGGCCG